ACTTGCGTGGGCGCTCCGGTAACACTTGGCACCAGCGCCACGCCATTGACCGCGTTGGCGATCGCCTGGATGCTGGCATCAAGGCCACCGGCCTGGTTCACGAACGAGACGCCACCGTCCTGGAACTGCATGCTGATGGAATTCGCGGCTGTCGCCACGGTACTGGTGATGTTGGGTCCGGCCACGTCAGAGGCGTCATGCCACTGGATGATGTGGCCCTTGGCGAGCCGCATCGCATACCCAAAGCCGCTGTAGTTGGTGAGCGCGTTGGCGCCGACAATGATTCCGGTCTGGAAGCGCGCCCCGTTGTCCTTGATGCCAATCGCCTCAGTGGCATCGGTGACGCCGGCATGCGAGCCGCCGGAGGCCAGCCAGAGGGCGATCGTCGAACCATAGACCTCCGGTGAGCCCGGAGACGTGGCCGTGGCCTGCGGGCCGAAATTCACGGCATCGATCTCGCGCCCGAACGCGAGCCCGGAGGAGCCCGACAGTGTCTGCGCCTCATCGTATCCCGCGTAGACCGAGAGGTGGCGGCCGCTTGCGGCGAACACGTCGTCATTGAACGCGAAACCAGCAGTGCCAATCGTAGTCTCCAGCGAGCCGTAGCTGTTGCTGAGCTGCGAGGCCCGGGAGGCTGTCGTCAGGGCGATCTGCCCGTTGGGCGACAGAACGGCGGCATTCGCGCCGGTCACGGGCCAGGCGAGCTGATAGGCCGACCCGCTGGTCAGCCAGTCCGCGGCATAGAGGTGCGTCGTGCCGCTCACCCCGAGCCCCGTGAACGCGCCGGCCGCGTTGTAGTCCTGCTTGGACGCCCACGCATGGTCCCACTGCGAGATGGACCATATCGCCCCTTGTGCCGGGGACTGTCCGATGCCGAAGCCGTTTGTGGGAGCCGGTATTGACTGTGCTGCTGCCGGCAGCGGGCCGATCAGAATCGCGAAAATCGCGAGAAGTTTGCGCACGGTCAGAATGCTCCTGTCCCAAAGGCGCTTGCCCCGAACACGAATCCCGAGGCTCGACTGGGCGCCGCTGTTGCCGCGGCGCCGACCGTCACCGTCGTGCTCTGCACGGTGTTGCCGATCACGATCTGCGGTGCCGTCCCGGCCAGCTTCAGGACCCAGCTCACCGTGACATCGAGGGCACCCGGACTTGCTGCACTGACGGTGCTGGTCACAGACTTCACCGTGATCCGGGGTTCCCAGGTCGCCAGCGCGTTCGTCACCGTCCCGGCGATCGCCGACTGCGCGGCCTGGATTGGCTGGTCGAGGTACTGGGTGATGTCGCAGCCGAACGTCGGTCGGAACGGGTCCTCGCCGGGGATGGTGGTGAGGATGATGGCGATGCACTGGTTGACGTCATCGAGCGCCTGGACGATCGAGCCGATCCCGGAGCCGGTCCCGCCGCCAGCCGTGGCGTCGAGTTCCAGCGACCAGTCGGCCGAGGTCACGTCGGCCAGGGTGGCGGTACCGGACATCACTTACCCCTGCGGACCAGAAGTCGTCGCTCCGCCACTCTGAACATCGCCGTGCACGTGCTGGGTGGCGCTGATCCCGATGGCCACCATGTCGCTGTCGCTGACGATCTGGCCGTGGACCTTGATGGTGCCGTCGCCGTTCAGCTTGATGTAGGAGCCGGCCCTGTCCTGCAGCAGCACGGTGCCATCGCTGGCCAGTGCAATTTCATTGCCGAGCGGGGTATTGATCGTGGCGCTTCCGCTGGTACCAAGCTGGACCGTGAGGGTGTGGGCCGCGGTGTCGTAGACGATGCTGGTGCCGTCGCTGTAGTCGGTCCTGTCCTGGGTATTGGTCGCGGCCTCGACTGGTGCGTCGACGCTCGACCACAGCTCGCCGTCGATGCTGCCGTTCTCGTCGTGCTCGTCGAGCGAGCACTTCACCTGCGCGCCGATCTCCGGTATGTGCCAGTGCTTCGTGCCCTGGGTGCCACGGGTCAGGACCTGGAGCCACCCGCTCTCGATGTTGTCGCGATCCGGGAACCGGACGCGCACGAATCCTTTGTACTGGGCCGTCCCGAGCGCGCTCACGATGCCGCTTCGGAACGTGACGTTCCGCGATTGTGCCCAGTATTTATCTGCCATCGCTCAGGTCCCCGGCGTTACGCCCGGCGAAGATGCGGCCTCGGTAATGTCCGCCCCGACGGTCTGGGCCGCCGTGCCGGTCACCACGATATGCAGCGACAGCGCCGTGACCCACCCCTGGGTGGCGAGCCGGTGTTTGGCTCGCTCAATCATGTAAGTGCTGCTGTCGTACGTACCGAAGCCCGAGACGTTCACTGTCATGCCGGCCCGATAAGTCATGGTTCCAGGCAACGAGATCTCGCCCGTGACCTTGCTCGCGTTGTGCTCGTGCAAGTAGGCTTGCGCGCGCAGTTGCGCCTGCTGGCCGTTCTCGACCCGCTCCACCGTCTTGAGGGTGTCGGCCGTTGGCACGTTGGTGGCGGTCGCGTGGCCGGTCACCAGCGCCTTGGTCGCGGGATCGAAATAGCTGACCTGCGCGGCCTTGTAGGTCTGCCGGCCGAGCGTCTGGTTCTTGAAGTCGAAGTTGATCACTCCCGTGCGGGAAATCGTCCCGACCGGCGCCACCGCTTCCAGTGCCGGGTGGCTGTAGAAGACCAGCTTGTTGTCCCGCACATTGAACTCGTAGTTGTGCGTGCTGGCGAGACGATGCAGGAAGGCAAGATCGGGTTCCAGCGCCTGGGTGACGCGCCCGTAGGGGACATTCGGATCGACGGCATCGCCAACCACCGTGAAGCCGTGCCGGGCCGCCACCGTGCCGGCGATCTGCAACAGGGTCTGGCCCTCATAGGCGGCACTATTCGGGGTGCGGAGCGCCTGCGTGAGGCCGGCCTGGATAGCTTTGATGTGGAACTGGTCGGGCGGCCCCTTGAGGCCAAACTCATCGATCTGGAACGTCCCGACAGACTTCAGGGCGCTGCCGGCGTAACCGAGCGAGAGGTCGATCGTATCCGTGATGGTGGGCGGATTGGCCTGCATCTGCTGCAGGGCATCGGTCAGCACGATCTCGATCGAGTTGGCCTGCTTGCCGACGGCCTCCTCGTAGGTGATCTCGCTCAGGAAGGTGGCGAGCCGGCGCGTGATGTCGGTTCCGTTGTACAGCACGCGCCAGTCCGGCACCGGCAGCGCGAGGGATATCCCGGCGCCGCTCATGCGATCAGCCGCCGCTCTGCGCGATGCAGACGTACTGCAGCTTGTTGCCGTTTGCGGACGTCTGGGTCGTCGAGATGGCGGTCGCCGAGGTCACGTAGCTCTGCGAGGCCAGCGGAGTAGCGATCCAGCTCACCACGCAGTACGGGGCCGCGTTGTAGGGCTGGGCGAAGGTGATGACGCAGCCGGTCGCGGAAGTTCCCATGGTCACGATCCCGGCGGTGTCGGTGCCGGCGATCGAGGGCGAGGTGCCACAGCTCGACAGGGTCGGGGCCGCGCTCTGGGCCGAGACCAGGTGGGCCGGGGCGGAGGTCGTGGTGCCGAACGCCTGGCCGGCGAGCGCGGCGGGGCTGGTGACGCCGTTGTTACCGGCAAGCCCGATGCCCACCGTGTTGGCGGTGGTCGGCGGGGTCTGGTAGATGACGGCGCGCAGCTGCCCGGTCGCGGGCGACTGTGCCTGCGTCGCCACGGCACCGCCGAGGCAGCCAATCAGGACCGCGGCGGCGGCGAGTTTCAGCACTGCGGGGAAGCGGAAGCGGAAGCGCATCGTGGTCTCCTGGATCTGAGGGGAGGGGGAAGGCGTTTCTGAAGCTGAGGCGTCGGCGGGCGCGGGGCCTAGCCCCAAGGCGTCGTGCTGGCCGGCGCCGCTGGCGGCGGCAGAATTCCGCCCTGGATCACGGTGCCCTGCGGGATCTGGCAGACGATCGGGACGGCCGGGTTGGCCATCACCAGGACGTTGATCTGCGTCGGATCGCCGTAGAGCTTCCACGCCACGGTGTCCCATCGCTCATTCAGGCCGGTCGTGTAGACGGCGTTCGGGGCCGCGGGCGCCGGCGTGCCGGATGCTGGCAGCAGCCCGTAGGCGAGGGCGAACTCGGCCGCCGTCATGGGTGTGGTCATGCCGACCTCGTGGCTGTGGACAGTGGCGCGTCCGCGAAGTCTCCGGCCACCGGGGCCGACGCGGGCGCTGGCGCCTGGAGCGGGGTTGCACCAGGGCCGGCCGTCGTGGTTCCGAGTGCGTTGGCGTTGGTCTGGACGGTGGGAGCCGAGGCCGGCAGCGTACCGGCCCATTGCAGCAGCGACAGTTCGCATCGCGCCGCGATCAGGGTGCCGTCATCGGCCCGCCAGACGTCCCGCTGCCGCAGGTTGGTGATCACGTAGTTGCCCTTGTTCTCGACCCCGATCACCATGGGCGCGGGCTGATGCAGGGTCCGCTGCTGCTGCAGGTCGGCGATCGCGGACGTGGGATCGCACCACATCTGGTGCAGATAGATGCCAAGCTCGATCCTGGTCAGGTCATCGAAAATCCACTGCAGAACGGGCGGGCCCTTGATGACGTCGATCTTGGCATAGTGAGACTCGTCCTCAAACGACAGCTTGTCCGGGCCGCCCAGAACTGTGAACCCGATACCGCCGAATGCGCCGAACATCTGCCGGTTCCCCTGCGATCAGTAGGCGGGGCTGAAGCGGCTGTCGCCGAAGTTCAGCCGCGCATCTTCGTCGGCCGAAGTCGGATTGAGTCTCTGCATCAGGCTCCGGTGCACGTCGGCCACAGCCGCCGCAGCAGCCTGCGGGGCCGTCGCGCCGGTCACGGTCTGGTTGATCGTGATGTTCGCCGGCGCGCTGACCGAGTTGTTCACCGTGGCAGATACCGGCGCCGGCGAGGCCGCCGGAGTGCCGCCGGCCCAGGTGGGCAGCACGGACCGCGCCGCGCCGGTGACGGCCCCGACAGCCGAGGACGCGGCCCCGCTCACCGCGCTCTTGACGCTCTTGGCGGCTTCCGAGATGGCCTTGACCTTGTTGTCCATCCACTCGGCCGCTTGCCGGACATCTTCGATGACGGGTCTGATCTTGTCCCACGCGGCCTGGAAGACCCCGACCACGGCGTCCCACATGGTCTTGAAGAAGTCCGAAACGGGTTGCCATGCCCCGACGATCGCCGTCGCGGCTTCAGCGAAGTAGCGCTTGATATCCTGCCAGTGGTCGTAGACCAGGACCGCGGCATCGACGAGCCAACCGAACGGCCCCGCGATGGCGGCCACGATCGCCATATGGTTCCTGATCCAGTCCACGGCCTCGGAGAAGTACCGCTTGATGTCCTCCCAGTGGTTGTAGATCGCGATCGCGGCCTCGCTGATGCCGCCGGTCATGATCGCGAGCGCGGTCCTGATCCCCTCGATGTGCTCCCGGCACCAGGCCACGCCTTCCGCGAACCATTGCTTGATCTTGTCCCAATGTTCGTAGATCTCGAAAGCCGCAACCGCGATGGCCGTTACCAGCAACCCGATCGGGTTCGCGGTCATCGCGACTTTGACGGCCATCATGCCCGCCTTCACCGCCACGAGGGACGAGTGGACGATGTAGAAGGCGCCCCCGAGCGCGATGGCGCCCGATGCGAGACCCGCGATCGCGGATGCGAACTCGGTGATGTGAGGGTGCTCCTCCGCGAACTGCCGCACTGCCCCGAGCACGTCGGTCAGGCCGTGGGCGAAGTCGGCGATCGGAGCCAGCAGCGGCGTCCCGAACGCGACCGCCAGGTCCGTCACGGCGTTATGGAGGTTGGCGAGCTGTGCCGCGAGGGTTTCCTGTTGCTTCGCTGCTTCGGCGGCAGTCGAGCCCGCAGCGTTCGCCAGGTCCTGCGTGCCCTTGGTGATGTCCCCGACATGATCGACCATCAGGGCCAGGAGCCTGCCGGACGGCCCGAGCTTCTTTTCAAACGCCTCCAGGGCGGCCGGGCCGCGATCGTGCAGATGCTCAATCGTCGTGGTCAGATCGATCGTGCCGTCGCGGAAGTGATAGAGCGCGAACCCCGCCTCGCGGATTGCCGGGACGCCGTCCTTGCCGGCCTTGAGCATCGCCTCCGCGAGCGTGCCGAAACTCACGCCGGCGTTGCGCGCGGCACCGGACTTGCTCAACGTCTCGACCGCCGCCAGCGACTGATCGATGTTGAGGCCGAGTTGCTTCGCGGTACCGGCGGTGTTGGCGAGCTCGCGCGCCATCTGCTGGGCGCCCCCGACGTTGGGCATCGCCTTCACCATCGCGGTGATCTTGTCGGCGACGTCCTGCATCCGTTCGGCGACTGGCTTGGCCTGGTCGCCCATGGTCTCCATGGCGGGGCCAAGGATCTTGGAAGCTCCCTCGGCCGAGGTGCCGATCACGTTGGCGAACTGCGCCGTCGTGGCCATGGTCTCTTTCGCGGCGTCGAGCGAGCCCGTGTACTTGGACATCGCGGTCTGGGCGGCCGTGATGTCCTCGGCGCTGCGGGCATAGGTGGTGGAAAGGCTATCTGCCTGTTCCTGCGCCTCCTTGAGCTGGTCGGCCGTCGCGCCGGTCGCCTGTGCGAGCCGCACCTGCGCCTGCTGCATTTCCTCGGCTGGCCCGATGACGTGCTCCAGCACCTCGTAGCCGACGAACGCCGCCGCGGCCGCCTTGCCGATCCTGCCGACCGATTCCTTGAATCCCTCGGCATGCTCCTTGATCTCGTTCAGTGGCCCACTGAACTTGTCCCGGAGTTCGACGAGGAACTGCAGGACGCCGGCATTGCTTTCGTCAGCCATGGGGGGTGCCTGGTTTGGCTTCGCAGTCCCGCAGTGCCTCGGCCCAGAAGAAGATGTCGCCGATCGTCATGCGGCTCAACTCACTGGGCTGGATGTTGGCCCGCACTAGACTCCCGAGGAGGGCGCGGCTTGGGGCTCGGGAGCCTCCATGGGGGAGTCGTCTTCATTCAGCTTCTGGAACACCTTGCTGATCCGGGTGATGACTCCAAGCGGCAGGCGCCGGAATGTGTCGTAGGTCATCTGGACGCCGTCGATCGCGACGCAGCGGGCCGTCAGCGCATAGTACTGCTCAACCGATGAGGCATCGGCAGGGGCGGACTTGAGGGCCTGGATGCTGTCGTCACCGGTGGCTTGGCGGATCACCGCGACACGGCCGCGCGATAGCGGCACCCTTGTGGTCGGGACCGTGGGATCGGGGACTT